TGAATTAGATTTGGCTAAATTCAAGGCTCTCTTATAATCACCAATTGACTCTTTATACGACTTGATCTTAGCTTCATAATGGTGTATACCCCATAAAATACATGCTGTATAAGGTAGCATAGTTAATACTACAACAAGCTTATTACTCATCAGTTCCCGCTTTTTCTTTCTGTGATTCAAGCATCGCTTGCATAGTCTTTATACGATATGCTAAATCATTAAACTTTTTAAGATCCTCTGATCTTTTCTTTCTTGCAAGATTCTTAGCATGACGCTTTAAACCACGTTTTGAATGCTCTGTTGCTGACTTACGCATTGGCATTATCCTTATCTTTATTCTTGTGCGAACCGTCGCACATGCCCTTATCTGATTGAGTTTTGCCACACTTACATTGTCCCATTTGGATCCTCTTTTTCGCTCATTTTTTGCCGTTTAATTTTACCCATATTTTGGTGTAATATATCAATATAATTGTTTGCTCTTTTAAGTTCATACTTGGTTAATTGCCAGTGTGCAAAGAACATAAAAGTAAAAGGTATGAGTAAGTATATCAAGCTTGCTTCCATTCGTCAACATCTTCATAGCCTAGGCTGATAACATCTTCATCCCGCTCAAAGTTGTATCCATCTGACGTATCTGGCTTATAGGCTGTTTTGATGGATGATATGTCCTCAAATTGGGCAAGATAATCAAATGCTTTCTTTTCTGCTTCTTCTAGCGTAGGAGCTTCACCCTGATCAATATTTCCATCCCACTCAGCCCAATATAGCCATGCTGTTGAACCCTTAGTAAACTTATCAAAAGAAAATAATGCTATTGCTTCCTTGTTTTCGCTCATTTTGCTGCCCATCTACTCATACTTATAATTTATTAATTCATTGTTCTTAATCTTATAGAATTGCATATCTAGGGCACCTGCCACAATTGCTTCTAGTTTAGCACCCTTAGATTCCCGCCAGCCGTCTAGCAGTACTACTCCATCAGCCATCATAAGCATCTTTAAATCCTCACGCATGTACTGACCCCAAGAATGTCCTTTAATTTTAGCACTTTTCTTGGCTTCTTCAAAAGTATATCCATCTTGCCACGCTGGGTTTAGTGCCGTGTGTCCTAGTTTTAAGATTAATTCTTCAGCATCAAAAAACGATTTAAAGTTATAATCTGGGTAGCCTGTCATTGGGCCAGATATGTAAATCTTCATTCACCCTCAAAGTCTACTTCAAATACATCCATGCCTTTAAAATCTCTATATAAAGTATAACCTATGTAAGTTACCCCACCAATACCTAAGAATAAAGAAGCTAAAAATATAATTGTTCTCTTTTTCATTCTGGGTTGTACCTTGGTCCTTTGTATGGTCCAAATAAAGCGTTCATAAATACATCAAAATCTTCATCTGTAATTTCATTAGGGTCTAACCCGTTTTGATCATCAATCAAACGTCGCATTTGCGACTTATTGTAATCCTCTTTTTTGCTCACTTTTTCCCCGCATCTATTTTGAAAATAATAATTAGTAAGGCAATCGCTATACTAAAGTATTGATAATGAGTCAATCTGTTTCCCACCAATCAGGCTTTTTTACATTCCATCTAAATAGTTCTTTATCAACATACTTTAAAAATTGAAAATGAATTGCTTTAGACCATTGATTTGTTTCTGTATCCCAGATTGTATACCTGCGTAATCCAATAAATCTTTGATGACGCTTGAATACCTTTTCAGCCCACTCTTGATCTAATTCATCTTCGGTAGGCATTACTTTTTCTTTTTCTTGTTTGCATTTGTCCAAGCAACCTTTTGAGCTTTTTCAAGCTTTCTATATTCATCCATAGGTGGGCATTCGTTACACCAATGAAAACTTGTTGCTTGCCAATGTCCTCGTTTTACTGCACATAACTCATAAATCATTTTCTTTTTGCTCCTTTATCCAAGCACTTGCTGCAAATTCTTCATAACATTCTATACATACTTTTTTATCACCCAAAGGCATATAACGCTTTCTCAGGTTATTGCAATAAGGGCATCTATTATAAGTCCCGCTCATTCTGCCCACTTAATTATAATTTCATAACCCAATTCGTAAGCAGCTTCTTGTGCCTCTAAAAAAGTAACTTTTTCAAACATAGCCCATGCCAAGTCTTCAAGTGTTAATTCTTTTGGTCTTACCCATGATTTTGATCTAGCCTTATTACTTTTTTTCATTTAATCCATTCCCTTTTCCCATAGGATTAAGCATTTTGTACATTGAATACCTGCTTCACGCATATACCAAGTATGTTCACATTCTTTCATTTTTTACGGCTCTTTATCATGACTATAACAAATGCTAGAATAACTACCAGTGGTAACCAGAATACCAGAGACGCCAAAATTGCTAGTGATTTCATTCAAAATCTATCTGTTCTTCAAATATCTTGTTTGGCTCTTTATCATCATCCATAGCACCACATACAGTGCAGGTAACCTGACCGTCAAGGTCTAAGTCAAACGTACAATTGTGTGTCATCAATATCCGCCTAAACAGTTAATAGATTTAGTATGTTTTACATATTGCATAAGGTACTCAGATTTAGTAGGAGCATAAAAATCTTTGCCACACGCCCCACAATTACCAGACCATTCATCTCCAAAGAAATCATAGGTCATAAGTTTAATACGTGGGTTAGTAGTTATTGGCGGTGTCTTTTTTTGTTTCCGTACTTGTTCTCTACGTCTTGTTTGCATTTGTCTACAATCGCTTTCGTTAGTAGTTCAATACGTCTTTCAGATTCTAATTTGCGGATGTCATCCCAGTCCATGGGATCTTCCTGTTGATTCACTAAATCAAACCTCTTACAATTTTAAGTGCTTGTGCGATTGTAACTGATTCCGCACCACTATGTGCAAGAGATTCAAATTCAGATGCAATTTCTTCACCAATAACTTCACGCCATGCGTTGTATTGGTCTTCGTCTAGTTCAATGTTTGTCATAGACTTATTCTATACCATCCCAGCCCATATTGTCAAGGGGGTAGTGATCCTCAAATAAAAGTAAAGTTAAGTTTAAATCGTCATATTCTATATATCTTACTTCATCTATTATCTTATATTTTAAAGCAGCGTTAATCATTCTGTCTGATGAACTATCCTTATAGGGCCTAGATGAAAAATAAACTACATAATAAGAGTTAGGTTTAGCTTTCTTTAACAACGCTCCGTTGGCTATGGCTTTCTTTACATTGTCCGTTCTTTTGGCTCCTGGACGCTTCCTATCGCCTTCTACGCCACCTTTAGCCTCAACATAATGATAATTCTCGCCCATAAAATCAACTTGTATTCCAACTTCTGGGACATCAACATTCTTTTGTATATTAAAATAATGAAGCTTAATTAAATCTTCATAAACTAATTCTTCAAACTTATCGCCAGACTTCTTGGATTCGGATTGAAAATCAGACATCTTTGTTCCACTTCTCCCAGTATGGAATTCCATTTTCATCATAATCAGATCCAAGCTTGTCTAACAATTCTGCGTTTTCATACATAACATTATTTATTGATTCTTCAATTTTTGTTTTTTCATGAATTAATTCCATCTTTTTAATATGCCAATTGTCCTCAACGGGAGGTTTAGGGTATTTGTCTGGGTTAATTTCATGTAATAATTGCCATAAAACAAGACAATCATCATGTTTCCACCATAGGTCGCAAGTATAATTTTTAATTTGAGGACATAGCAAATATCTATCCAATATTAACTGGATGATTTCTTCTTGATTCATTGTGCTATCCTATCATTTAAAGGTCAAGCTGTCAATATTATTGTTTATGCCAACGCTTAATATGGCATTTAAAAGATAAACCTAATATAACGAGCATTGATGCCCATAGTAACCAACAATCCATTAGTCCTCCTCATCTTTAAGGAAACGAACGTCTTCTTGAAGATCCCGCAAAATATCATGGATTTCTTCAACCATCATGTTGGTTTCCGTACTGATTCTTAGATCTTTACGAGCTATTTTCTTTTCCGCTTCACCCTCTCTATTGCCTGATGAAAGCAATAGTGAAGATAAAACAATAGCCTCTAAAGATACTACTAGGGTTAATAGTCCAAAAGGAAAGGGTTCAATTTTAAATCCTATCCAAACGCCCCACCAAACGATATGAAAGATAATAAAAAGTGGATTTGCTGAAATATCAGCAACCTTATCTGAAAACTCTTCAACTTTTTTATTAAATCTTACAAACCAGTTTTTCATGCGTCACGCCCTATAAAAATGTATTTTTAATTACATTCTTATTTTACCATATTTATTATATTAATTGTAACGCTTTTTATTCCACAAAGTTTTCTTATAAATATCTTCAGTTAATTTAGTTGTTTCATGAACTGCGGGATCAAATGCATCATACTCATCAGTAACAGATTGCCATTCTTGTCTTTTAAATGGAATAATTTGTACTAAGGGAGTACCAATTGGAAGCTTACCACTAAACCCACGTTTCATAAGAAATGGAAAGTTAACTGGCATTGGATGTACATCTGTATCTACAACTCCAGATAACGTATGAAAAGGTAAATCAAGTCTGTTTAATGGATGTGTAAATAAACAAGACCATCCTGGTGCAGTTTTAATTATATTTAAGTTTCTCCATTTATAAGCCATTGGTATAAAACTTGGGTCTGCTTGAAAGTTTTCTAATTGTCTTCCGTCATGACCTTGAATAAATTCAATATCTGAATTGTGTGCAAAGTCTCTTTCTTCTTCACTATACATTAATTCAATTGGCAAAGTATAAATATATCCAGCTGATAGTGCATCTAAAACTGGAATACACTTTTTAACCGTACCCATAGGGATAATCTTAAACTTTGGCTTAGCTTTAAAATCTTCTTCATTATGAGTAACATTACGTGAAATATCTTTATACCACTGTGGCAGGTGCTTTACAGCAGGCTCTGGCTGTGCATTTGAAAAAAAACGATTTGGTTGGATAGGCTGAAAGTGAATTTCGCCTTCTTTGATCTTATTTTGTTTGAATTTGAACATTACTTTTTTTGGCCTGTTCCAATGCGATTAATTCATTAAACTTAATCATGTATGAATTGATTACGTATACAGTGTCATCAACAGCATCTTGAGCTGCCTTATCTTGCTCTTCTTCTGTATAACGACCCTTAATAGCCCAGTGTTCTAGTAGTTCCCCTGCAACCTCTGTTACAAGCTTTTCTAATTCGCTAAAATGTAGCGGTACTGCTCCATCTGACATTATTTACTCTTTCTATTGTAGTTGTGAAGTGGATTGATATGAAACATATTTCTAATTTTATTTGCTCTTGCTTCTGTAATCCATTTTTTAATATTAAATAAATATACTGATACGTAAATGGTTGATCCAAAAATAAATCCCAATTGCTTTGTTACAATAGCATACCATACCCAAGCACACTCTGTAAAGATACCTACTGCATACCCTCGCCAGTTTTTACGACCTGTTAAGTAAATACCTATGACACCTACACAAGATAGTGCCCATGACTGCCATTGTTGCATTTTATTCTCCTATTTAATTATACCAAAAGGGGCAAACTTTTGTCTACCCCTTTTGAATATATAACTTACTTCTTTAGTGCAACCTTAGCCTTTGGATGAGCCTTGTTCCACTTTGTAGCAAGAGCGTTGTACTCTGCCTTATATGCTGCTGATGCAAGATCTGCTGCTGCTTGTGCTGCTGCTTGTGCTGCTGTTGTTGCAGCCTTTGCAGTTGCTGTTGCTGCTTCTGCAGTTGCTTGAGCAGCCTTTGCTGCTGCAAGTTGTGCATTGAGAGATGCAATTTGTGCATTGAGTGCTGTAATCTGACCACTTAGATCTGATACTGCAAATGTTGCAATTGCTGACTTTACTGCTACAGGAAGACCTGTTGCTGTTGCTGCAATTGATGAATCAGTTGCAAGAACTGTAACTGTACCTGCTGCTACTGCAGAAAGTGTACCTGTTGCTGAACCAAGAACTGTTACTGGAGTTACACCTGCTGCAGAAGTAACTGCAGAAGTTGTAAGAGTCTTTGTGATTGATGCATCAGAGAAGGTTGCACCAACGAGTGTTACAGAGATAGCCTCAGACGCTACTGGATTACCAAATACGTCAGTTGCTGAAACTGAAATTGTAGGAGCAGTATTAACTGCTGCTGATGCTGGAACTGAAACTGCAACGTTTGCTGCAACTCCTGCTGTTCCTTGAATATAAACGATTGTTGAATATGAACCATTTGTAATGGTTACTGATCCAACAGTTGTGCTTGTTGTATAAGCATATACAGTTACTGCAACACCTTGTGATGTTACTGAAACTGATGAGACACCTGATGCTGCAGTTACTGGAGCAAGTGTGGTGTTAAGTGCTGAAACAAGCTTTACGCCTGATGCAACATATGTGACTGCTGTTCCTGTATCTGCTGTAGCAGCAAGTGCTACTGTATTTGATGAATCAATTACATTTGATACTGGTACTGCAACTGTACGTGGTGCTGCAGATGTTGTTGCGTTAGTTACTCCCGCTACAGTAACAGCAAGTGGTGCTGCCTGTGCTGAAGCCGAGATGCCTGTGAATGCTAGGGCTGCAGCGATAGCAATGGCAATCTTCTTATTTGTCTTCATATTTTTCCTATCTAGTTAGTATCCCTGTACAGGATAATCGTACCAAACGGCACGAATACTCTATTGTATCCTAAACATACGCTATAAGTCAAGTGTACTTTAGTTTTTCTTTGTTTGTTTTTGTTGTTTTAAAATCTGAAAAGGTCCAGATGTATAAATATCATTGTTAGCAGCAATTTCAAGAGCTTTTTCTACTGAAGCCCCAGCATACAACGCACCAATAGCGAATTGAGATCCATTACCTACGCCGTATATTCCATCGCTATTTAACAATACGCTAAAATCATTTCCAATATCAAAGACTTCACCATCAAATGCAAATAGCATACTAAATCCTGAGTCTTTATCTTCTTTATCTTCTTTCCAACCGTTATCTTCTAAGCATTCACGCATGGCAGGAACAAACTTTGTTACCATGAACTTATAAAGATTTTCTCGTTCTTTAATTGTAGGAACTGGTGGAATAAACATTAATTGTAAAATATCACAAGGGGTTGAATCACCACTACCTGCAATTAACCAACCATTATTTTTGGTAATCTTTTCCATTCGAGCATGGCGATTTGGACGTGAACCATCTGTTACTTGAGCATCTGCACCCATAGTAACATTGCCGTTCTTGACTACCGCAACAATTGTTGTCACTTTCCCAATTCCTCCAAAATGGATTCTGCTGTTCGAGATTCAATACGGTCAACAATCTCCCCATTTTTCATTGTAAAAATCTGGGGGATGCTCTTGATATTATAGTATTCTACCACTTTTGAACCAACCTTGTCAACATCTACAAGATAATAGTTAGTTTCAGGATCCATTACAGAAACCTTGCCGTAATGTGGCTTTAATTGCCTACATGGGTTGCACCATTCAGCTGTAAAATAAACTACACATTCATCTTCAGCTTGAAATTCTTTTGGATCATCTGTAATCTTAAGCAATTAGTTCCTCCGCTGAAATTGGATTTCCAACATAACGACGCTTGAGAATGTAATCTCTAACTGATTCAGCACCATTTTGTCTTCCGCCCAAGATAATTACCCATCTAGGCTCATAACGATTATCTATGCACAACTGGCACAAATAAAGCATCACACCTTCCATTATATCGGATTTCTTTGGATGAAGCTCATTTTTGGGCTTTCCACAGCTAAAACACAGCATTATAAACCTTCCGTTTCGTCAATATAACCTATTCCTATTTCATCTACCACAATAAACTCTTCGTTTGGGACCTCTATAAGGTATTTTACCCCGCCCTCATAGTATTCAATCAGAGAAGCCCAAGCACCGTGAGTTTTAATAATTCCATACACATCCTCGTCTGGTATGTATACGTAAGTTATTGAATTCTCAGCGTTGTCCTCTTCTTGCTCTTGCCTGCTCATCAGTATATTTCATCCCTTCTATCTCGCATGGTGTACCATAAGCTTGAATAAGTTCACGGACTAATAATAAATATTCCATGATCTGCATTCTTTGGCTTTCATTAAACTCCATGACATTACTTTCATACACAGTTAAAGCAAGATAGTTTGGTCTTGCTCTAACATCTAAGATAAGGTTTTTGACAGGACATTTAATTGCCCTGACTTTTTTAGCCATCTCAACCGTGTACGATATTTTTGCCATGAATTTTCTTTAGCTGTTTCCAGATCTCTGGTTCTTTGTGAGTGTTATTTTGCTTGTCAGTTCTTCCAAGATCCATATACACCCCTCCCCAAACACCTTTTTCTTTACCTAATACACCTTGTTCGTGACATTGCTTAATTACTGGGCAATGTAAACATACTTGATCAACTTGTTTTGCAAGTTCTTTATCTGATTCGTAATCATCATAAAACCAATTAATTGACATGTTGCGACATGCCGAAAGATGATACCACTTGATATCAACTTCATCAATTCCTAAATGACTAAATAAACCTGGCATACTTGTCGCTAACCTTCCAAGTGCCACGGTTAGTCATTTTATAATAAGTAGCATATCCCCACTTACCTTTTCTAAACAATCCGTTTGTTGCCATGTAGCCATCGGGATTTTGATTCCACTTTACTAAAGTGTAACCATCCCAAAAAAAGTTGTTCTTAAGATTTTTTTCTACAAAAGCATGAGCTTCTTCGTAGTTTAATTCAAATGATGGCATTAGTTATTTTCCTTTACAACGCCTAGTAGGTTTCTCCAATTAATAAATTGATATTTTTCGTTATCATCATCTTCAACATCTGTTGCATGATTATGAGAATAAATTACTGTATCTCCCATTTTAAGCGGGATGTCATAGTGGTTACCAACGTTATCATTGTCTCCTGGACCAACTGCAATAACTACACCACGACATAGATTTGTATCCGCTACAGTTGCAGCGATTACCAAACCTGATTTTGTTGTTCTATCTTCTTGCTTGTTTTCTTTTACTAAGACTAGACTGCCAAGTGGCTGTATCTTTGTCATTTATTTCCTTTGTTAGTAGGGACGTTTTACCTATTGTATCATTTTATTTAATGCTATGTCAAGCCTATTCTTTAATAAATCTGTAAGGAATTGCATATTCTTTTAAAAGTTTTTCGCAGGTATAGTTTCTTTCTGAAACTCCAAAAATTAAAGCAAAGTCTGCTCCTTGTTCAATCAATGATAAATCATTTAATGATGTTTTAAGTCTAATTAATTCTTCTTTGATTGAATAACCTTTTTGACGCATATACTTTTCTACTTTACCAACATATTCAGTAACCATGTTTTCGGCACCCTGCATACCGCCGTGTACAAATATATGCTGTTTGTCATCAGGATAAAAATGTTTACGGTCATCAAGCAATACAGTTATTTGACGCATTAATTCGTTATAATCTGTATAATTTTTACTTCCAAATACTATTACCTTCATGGTTTCCTTTCCGTAAAACACAGAAGATCGGTTTCCCGACCTTCTGTGTCAATATATACGTATATATTTATTACTTAATTGGTGCAAATGCTCCGCCCCATAGGGACTTCTTCATTTCTGCCTTTTCATCTGCTGCTGTTTCTTTAGCAGATTCTGCTGCAGTTTCTTTTTCATCTACTGCTTTGCCCATGCAATCGCATAGGTCCATAGACTTACCGCAATCTGCACATGATGCAGACTTTGTAATTTCGTCTTCTTCTTTTGCTTCATCAGCTTTTTCAACTGGAAGTGTTTGACCGCATGATGCACACTTTCCTGCATCAGCTTTCTTAACTGGCTCTGCCATTTCTGCTGCTGTTGGAGCAACTGCTGATCCCTCTCCTGGGAATGTTTCATTGTTTGGAACAATTCCTGGCTCATTTGGAGCATCAGAAACTGAAACATTGTCTTCTGGACGAGTTGTTTGATCAATTACCTTTGTTACGGCAATATCTCCCTTTGGATCTGGTTCTGTTGTATTTGACACTATGTTTCCTCCTATTCCGTCAGTTGCTGAATTGCCTCTGACATAATTTTCGACAGATCTTTCATCTGCCTCTTGGTTTGCTGAGGATGAGGTGCCAATTGCTTTAGCAATAGCATCTTTAACATCATCAATAAATTTTGTAAGCTTAGCTTCTGCTGATTCCATTTACTTTGAACCTGCCTCTGTTGTTGTAATGTTTCCACCAGCATATTGAGGTGTAGTCATTGAAACATCTTTTCCAGTAAAAGGTGTGCCTACATTTAGGGTGCCTGGGTTATTCACTCCAAGATTGCGTGTTGGAGATGAAGCTTCGCCACCGTTAGGGCCTGCTTGTTCTGTTACAGGAGTTGCTGATGAAGGTTGTTCATTTCCAGCTCCCGCTACTTGTTGGTTATTATCCATTTTTAAATCACCACCTATGGTTTAAATTATAAACTAATCTTGCAAATCTTCTTCTTCATCTTCAAAACTAAAGCCTTCTTTAATTAAAGACGCTTTACCTTCTTCCGAAAAAGATATCATTGCATTTAAGTTTTCATCATAAGACACATCTAATAATCCTTTATTGAATAATTCAATTAAGGTATTGTCCATGTCATCTTGCATAACCTGATATAAATCAGGCATTACTTCTTCTAACATTTCCATGTCAAATCTATAAATTGGTTCACCATCTTCATCCACGCCATCAAATTCTGCAGCACCCTCTGAAACAAGGTACTCCATTATTTCTCTATGTTCTTCGTCTGAAGGATCGTATTCCAATTTGCACTTCCTCAACATTATTATACCGTATTTGCGACCCTGGTAGGAATCGAACCTACGACGCAGACCTTAGAAGAGTCTCGCTCTATCCCCTGAGCTACAGAGCCGTACCCCAAGACAGATTTGAACTGTCGCTGTATGGATTTTAAGTCCACTATCTCTACCGCTGGATTACTGGGGCAAACACAAAAGGCCCCGAAGGACCTTCTGTTAACTTGTATTGGTATTATACTATTATTTTAGTGTTGCTGTCAACTGCCATTGCCAAAATTTATGTTGCTCAATTCTACCAGCAATAAAATTACAGATTCCTTGTTCATCTAATTCATTAGATATGTCATATGTTCTTCTAAGCATTGCTAAAACTACTGTATTTGTTTGAACTAGCTCTTGTAACATAGTTCTTGCATCAAGATTTTCTGAATCATTAATTTCTAAAGCACTGCCTTCAAGCCAAGATTTTAATCCAAAAGGAGCTTTTGCACCCAATTTACGTATGTTTTCTGCAATTGGATCAATAGATTCATAAACATCTGAGTAAATTTTTAATAAAAATTTATGATATTGGGGAAAACCTGAACCCTCAATGTTCCAATGATATCCGTGTGATTGAACATACATTTTTACTACCATTGATTTTAAAGTTTTTAAAGCGTCAATTAAATCTTTTTCTTCCATTATATCTCCTTGATCAGTTCTTCATCTGGTCTATTTGGGTCAGGTTCTAAATAAATAGCTTTAATTGTTTTTTTATCTTCTACACGCTGACTATATTCTCCTAATCCTACCATAAATAAAATTGATGGTATAAGGAAATCAATTAATTTTGCAGGAAAATATTTATGTGCCCACAAAATAAGTGCTGAAATATAGCCAGACATTCTGGCTGGGTTATTTCTGATGTATTTAGATATATTGACCATATACCTAATTATACTCCTTTTTTGTCCAAACGTTCTTTTTATACCAGCCGTACATGACTGTGGCTACATTAAATGACCTTTGATCCGCTTCTTTTCTTAGTTCTGGAGAATCTACAGACTCCCAGCTTTCCCTCTTAAATGGGATAATTTGAAATATAGGTGTGCCTTTTTCTATAACACCTTCAAATCCTTTTTTAATAAAGAATGGTATTCTGCCATTTGGAAACAATTCTTTATCCGCATCAACAATTGCTGATAATGTAAACGTTGGCAAATCATATTGGTTTAATGGTTGTGTAATTAATAAACTATATCCTGGAGGAGTTTTAATTAAATAAGGACTATGCCAAACAAAATGTGTATCATCATAACCGTTTGGAGTTGGCATTGGATGACTAATATCTGGACTTCTTGAACCAACTGGTGCAAGTAAATCTTTACTAAATCTTAATTCTGGTCCTGTAACTTTTTGTACAACTTGTATGTCACACCAAAGTTCTGCTGTATATCCTGTTAAATAAGAATCCATAAAAGGTACACAACTTTTAATTGCAGCATTTGTTTTACCATCTACATACGATGGCTTGCCACCAATAAAAGCTTGTGCTTTTGAATACCAATTGGGAACATATTTTTTTGCAGGTTGAATAGGAGAAATAAACTCTTCCTCTGCAGATACTTTAATCTTTGGCATTATTTATTTAACGGTGCAATCTTGATATAACCAGTTTTCTTTTTATTCATTGATCCTGGTTTCTTAAACCCAGAACCTTTAGGCATCTTTGCAATACGAACTTCTAGTGCTGCTGCAATCTTCATTTGATTTTTCTTGCTACCCATTTTTATCCTTTGTTAGATGAGCAGTTTAGAAAAGGACTTGCTCAGGTCCTTGTCCTGCGACTCCACGGTGAGGTGGTGCAGTAACTATATTATATATTGTACCTTATTTGATGCGAATTGTCTTAGGCTTTGCTTCTTCTGGAAGTTCCCGCTCAATCTTAATGATAAGCATTCCGTTTTCAAGTGAAGCAGACTTAACACTCATATATTCGCCAAGAGTAAAGTATTGGGTAAAGTTACGTCCAGCAATACCACGGTGTAGGAAATCTGACTTATCGTCATTGTCCTTGTCACTGCTAATTGTTAACGTATCTTTTTCTACCTTGATTTCTATATCTTCACGGTCATATCCTGCAACTGCAAGCTCAATCGTGTAATTGTCGTCATCAATTTTCTTTACATTGTATGGTGGGAATTGAGATGTTGTTTTCTTATTTGTTTCCCATCTCACAAATTGATCACCAAAACCCAAAAAAAATGGGTCATTAAAAATGGTTTGAATTTGTGTAAATGGATTTGTTGTATATGTTAAGTTTGTCATACTTAGCTCCTTTTCAGCAAGTTAGTTAGATTCAGGTCCCCGTAGGCTACCTGTACTAATATTATAGCAAATAAACTATATTTTTGTCAAAGGCGGTATTCTGAAGGCACATATACCTCATATTCACTGTTTAAATAATGGTGGATTACAACCTTAGATTTGTCTACACGCTCTATTTTATTAGATATAATGACATCTAACTCATCAAAATATTTAACCCCATTAGAATGATCTACAAAATATTTGTAATTTCCGTATTGCATTGTAACCCAGCATGCTTGTACAAAATCTTGATCTTTTAAAACCCCATTAGAAAGTAAATCTAATTGAGTGTTTATATACCCCTGTATATATCTGTGCCAGTCAACTTTTGGGTTTAAACATTTTTTTGGGTTTATAAGAAAAAATCCATCATTCATTGCTTTTTCTAATCCGTAAAGTTTATGAACATTAAAAACATTGTCTGGACAAGCCCAAACATAGGAAGTATTACTATACTTATCAAATATAATTTTTGGATTCTGATACCAAATTGTATCAACATCAACATATAAAATGTTATCTGGATCAAACATTTTATAACAATTAAAAACGCTTACCACTTTATGAAATTGCATTTTGCCGTATTGCTTATATTGTTCGCAAAATATATTAGGGTAATCATTATTAAATAAAATAAATTTAATATCTTTAAAATCTTCAGACAATTTATTGTATGCGTCAAATCCAGAAACATAAACTTGAACTGGTATTGTGTTGCCAGAATCTTGCAATGTTTTAAGTGAATACCTAAGCATCCAATACCATTTGGATTCTTCAAAAGTATTTTCTAAATAACTAAACGAATATACTATTATATTATTGGTTGCTTCGTCCATTTTTATCTGAACGGTTTCCGTACCCCGCTGACGGCTGTCCGTCTTTCTGTGGTGGACTATTGTATGTTGAGTTGTATCTCATGTCTTGCATTTGTGTTCCCATAACAGGAGCAAAAGAACCACCCCATGATGTGAATGATCCAATACCTTCTTGTTCATCTTGCTTTGTTTGATCGCCTTTTACTACAGGTTCATTTGTAGCAATTGCTTTCATAGCTTCTTCTGCATGTTCTTTAGTTGTATAACAACCAATTACTTGCCCTGTTCCCGCTTTTGTAATTGCATAACCACCCAAGCAATCTGGAACATTGTATTCTAATTTAAATCCTACACCACCAGAAATTCTTCCAGCACCTGCGGATTCTTTTTCAATTTTATTTTCTTTATTTACAATAGCACGAGACCATGCATATCCTGCATCTCCGCCCCATGCATACCACATTACTTTACCGTGTGATGGCTTATCCCAATCTTTTCCTTTTTTATCAACTTCGTGACGAGAAAAGAAAGAGTACATTCTTTTAACTGTATCAAGTGACATTGATCTTCCAGCAATGATATCGCTTGCACGTCCCCAACCAACTGGCGTACCTGCACCATTTGCTTTTCCATCTTCTTTCCATTTTAAAGCTTTACGGGCTGCAGCTTTCATGCCTGCATTTGGCTGATATCCATCAGACTTTTTTACGGGAATGCAATTAGGAACTGTTTTACCATTCTGATCTTTGGTTCCAGCATATTCATAACCGTCCCAACAGGGACCTTGACCTTTGTCAATACAAGAACTACATTTTTCAGTATCTGAAATATAGTGATGGTCATTACCTAGGTCATCACACCCGCAAGTCATGCATTTATTTGTTGTCATGTTTATATTATACCTTATTTCTTATTAAAATAATTGCTCCCTGACCTGGATTCGAACCAAGATACCCGCCTCCAAAGGGCGGTGTCCTACCGTTAGACGATCTGGGAATATGAGCGAATAGCGAGAATTGAACTCGCACATTAACCTTGGCAAGGTTACGCACTACCACTATGCAATATTCGCAGGGGCTATAAACGATTGCGACTTCCAGTTGCACATGACGTACATGCTGTATCTGTCTCACACGCCACTCATCCGAGTTTCGGGTGTATATGTAACTATAACATCCTAAGTTGTGTCGTTTATAGCCTTGTGCGAAAAGTAGGACTCGAACCTACGATTACCGAATTATGAGTTCGGGGCTTTAACCAACTAAGCTATTTTCGCAATCCAATTACTTTGTTGCTACGTTTGCACCAAATGTAACCATTGGGCGAAATGGAATAAACGCCATAGGCAATGTTGGTGGAGCAACTGTTACTGATTGAGGTAATGTAAATGGAACAAATCCGTTTGAATAATTTGGCAAAGGAATAGATAGCCCAGTTTGAGCTTTATATGCCAGTTGTGCCAAAGTAACAACGCTTGTGAACCCGCCTACACCTGAATTAGTGCTTGGAGATACGGCAAATCCGCTAGGAGTAGAAGAAATGCTTGTTTGCTTTGCAGTGTCAGCATGTGCTGGAACTGAGATTCCAGTAAGTAAACCGACAGCAAGAAGTACTGATGAAATCAATTTCTTGAAGTTCATTTTATTATCCTTTGTTAGTAGTTGTTTAGTATAATTTATCAATTAGACGATTGTCTTGTATTTTTTCACGCTCATCAATAGTTTCGTATGCAAACTTTGATAAAGCAGATTCATTTTTTTCGTAATGATGCTTGCAGAACATAAGTTCTCCAGTTACACCTTTTACTAAAACCAGTGCCTCAGCAGAGCATTGATCGCATCTTGTAATAGGACCCAAAATGTATTCTTTTTCTTCAATTACGTCAACTGCTTTTTCTGTAGTCATATTCATAATTATACTGCTTTCTCTAGTTTATTAATAAATCGCTGCCCCACCTGGACTCGAACCAGGAACACCCGCATTAACAGTGCGGTGCTCTGCCAATTGAGCTATGGGGCAATGTTGCTATTCTATCTTACCGAATGGGTTTTTGTCAATCATCTTTAATAGATCTTCTGGGCTATTAATCATGCGACGTTGTGCTTCATATTTGCCAAGCTCAACCATTTCTTGAGCTATTGTAAACATCATGTCTATCAAACCTTGTGCATATTTTGCATCATTAGGTTCAATTTCTTCAACCTGATGTTTCATATTAACTGATGATTGTGTAAAATATTCACACAATGCTGTAAGTGAGATGTAGATATCATCTTCATCTTCGATTGTTCTAATTGTTCCGTTTGCTATCATGACGACAGTCTATCAGAGTATTCTAAAGCTGTCAATACGCATTCTCTCATCATCATAGTCTTCATCTTCTTCCATGCCCATAAATTCTCTTAAGTTAGTTGGAACTGACTTTCTTTCTGGCATTCTAATTGTTTTATCTCTCTTTAATCTAGCTTCAGATTCCTGCCTTAATTGCTCAATTTCTGTAGCAAATACACCAGAATAAGTATAGATTTCAACTTCTTTATCAGCGTCTGGAGGAGTTAAAGCTATAGCGTTGTACACTGCCCCACAAACTGCGTCTGAAAGGTCTTTAGAACCCTTTCTAGGGTGGTCTACCTTATCTCTTACAATACGTAGTTGAAGCAATTCATCAATTAATAATTGAATACGTGGTCCATGTAATCTTTCTTCAGTTAAAGTAAGAGACATATCTTCGTAATGCTTTTTGGCTACAGAAAGGATTTCTGTTTTAATCCCGTGCACTCCAAGTTGCTGCATCATATCGTGTGAGTTCCATCGGTCAAATGTAACCATTTTTAAATTGAACCCACGATCTCTAACGCTTGTAATGTAATCTTTTACTTCTGTAAAATCAACTGATTTGGATGCAGTAGGTGTCCAAAATCTAACTGCGTCTACAATGATTCTTGGTGCTGCTTCTTTGTATTGTTCACCAATTTTCATTGTTACCCAGCCATCAACATGCGATAAAGCTACGGCACAATGGTCATGCTTTTGTGCTAAGTCAACGTGCATGAAATATGTTTTTTCTGGATTTGGTCTGAAATCATCGTCAAATCTTCCATATAAATCTACATTTAATTTAGGATTGCTAAATGCTTTTTCAATTACTGCTCTATTTTTAAAGAATGCATCTGTTGCATCAGGTGGCATACATGCAAATCTTGAAAGAGCATCTGTTGGATCTGTGTAAAAAGCTTCTGTAAAATCTTCAATCTTGCGTGTAGGATTAATTTCCCATGTAGGGCGTTTGAGTGCAAATATTCTTGGCACTTTATAGGAAACAATATGGTCTTCTTCCCACTCCATTTCAAATTCGTTGCCTTCGGTTCCGTCTGGTAGATCTGGATCAACCTTAAACCTATGATGTCTAAGAACAACTTCTTTTTCAGCAATAACTTCATTGTATCTTTGTTGGATATAATCCATTTTAAAACGTGGAAATGAAAGCAAAACTAATTTACCAAAATCTGGAAAACGAGATGTTACAGATGCTTTATACATCTTGTAAATACTTGAAGCAGTCTTTGCCTGTTCATTACCGCTTGTGGATTCTAGATCAAAACCTGAAATTTCATCAAGGATAACCACAAGAACGTTATATCCTTCCCAAGATTCTCTTTGTGAGTGACCTGAGTGAACAGTAATTTCTTTATCAAATTCTATGCTATTTGCTTTAGCAATATATCTTCCTTGAAACCAAGGTGATTTTTCAATACGTTGATTAAAACCTTTAAAGAATACTCGGTTAGCTTGAACAGCGTTAATAGCAATGTTAATAATATCAATAGCATCTCCTGGTGGCTTACCATAGTAGACTGCTGGATCTTTTAAACACAACAAAAGGTGCACAATATATGCACATGCAATTGTAGATGTATAATCTTTACCAGAACCTTTGCCAAGTTGAAGAATAACTTCGTTACAAGTTTGCTTAAATATCTTTTCGCCTTCATCAGCCCCGTAAATTTTATGCAAAGTCTCACGCTTATATACTTGCGAAGAAGCTCTAATCATTGTATATTGATAAGATGAAAGGGGTGGCAAACCCAAATATTTTTTGCTTGTTACAAACTCTTCAATTGCTGCAGGAGTTTCTTCAAACTCTTCGGAATCAAGTGCATTTAAAAAATCACTAAAATCAGTCATTGATAATTACGGCTTCAATTTGCCCAGTTACTTCTGAAAGCCTCTTTGAGACTTCCCATTTACACTTGTCGCAGTTAGCCGTTACTTCCTTTAATATACCAACAAGTATCTCTTGCTTTCTTTCTGATTCTAAAATCTCTGATGCCATGGAATCGTTTTCCAAAACTCCAGCTTTATTAAGCATGTCAATACGTTTGGCCTCAATATCAGCAATAAGCTTAAGAGTTTGTGCTTTAACATTAAGTGCATCTTGAACATCTGCTTGCTCTACTGTACGCCATGCTTCTTTAATAAGCATATTGTAATGTTCATCTGCTCCAGCAAGTGCTTCTTTAGCACGGGCTTTAATTGCCGTATTATCTTGTACTAATTCTTTCCAAGTATTAATGTGTGTTTCAACTTGAACACGAGTTAATTCTAAAGTGCGTGAAATTTGGGCAGGAGTATTACCTTTAAGTAACTCTTCAACTACCTTATTC